GCACTCCCATCCCAATAAATTGTAGCTGCAGAAAACTGCTGACTTAATACAGTACCTCGAGCATTTGTTAAATTTGCAAATGTTACGGTCTTTCCGGCTAGTGCATTATTAACTGTAAATATCACACCCTCGGATGATGTGGTTGGTAGTGTAATTGTTAGATTATTAGAAGCAGGCTTACAGTGGTAAATATATCCCGTGTGGTCATTATTAAATGTGACATCGCTTGTTACTTCTAACAAAGGAGCAGTTGTATTAGCTTTTCCTTGAACTGAATCTATGGAAATAGATGATACCGTAAGTGTTCCATCAATAGTAACATCCTCATAAAACTTACCCGTATCTGCATACAGATCGTAGTTATGTACAGCAGATGGCAATCTGAGAGTATTATACTCAGATATACTTAGATCAATATAGGGTCTTACCCTATTACCATTTAGTAATGTTTCCCAATAGTCGCTTGAGGGATAAACTAAAATATCAGTAACCCATGGTGTAAAACCATTAGTTGGATCACCACCATCTATGTTATTTAAATTATGATCAGCTCCGAGAACATGAAGTGGATAGTTTGCCTCAACGGGTGCTGTAGTTCCTGAACCCTCAACAAAACTTATCCATTGATTTGCATGTACTGCACTTGCTGGACTTATAGCTTCACTCATGACGCATAAAAACCACTTAGAGATATCGTAACTGTATTATCCGAGTAGTTCATTACATCACTACCCATGTTTATTATTTCATACTCTGCTATATTGTCTTCACAAGGATATGTAAAAGACGAAGCATTGAACATAAGTTCATGGGTTTGATTTACCTTTTGTTGATAAATAATTGGGTCTACCACAGTTGTGCCATTTGACTCTATTGATACAACTGAATCTTGCATGTCGTTTGTACCGAACTCACCCGAATGTGTAGGTTGCGCAGTTCTGTCTCCCTCATGCTCAATGTATGCAACCGATGTACTATTACTTTTATCAAACCTAAAGGTAATTTTATATTGAGTCGATGGTATTGTATTAGACTCTGTTGCCTCAAATGTTGCCGTTGCAGTACCCACACCAATACGAGAAACATTATCCCAGACATTTAATTTTACTGAATATGTATCTTCACTAGGCGTGACAAAAGTAATTTCCACTTCTGATCCGTCATTTAAAACTTCCGTCGTAAGAGCCCGATACACTAGTCCATTAACTTCAGCTCCACCAGTACCTTCCAAACCTTGAGCTACATCAATAGTGCCCGATCCGCTCCACTCAGAAAACTTAGTGTCATTAAAGTTATCGACCACGATTTTATTATGTCTTCTGCGAATACCTACTGTTTTGCCCGTGTAGTTATTTATTCTAAAAATATTGGCTTTTCTAAAAGGTAATGTGTGATAGTCACCGTTAGTTGTAACAGCAAATGTACCAAAGTCTCTCGACCTTGTTGTAACTACCAACCGATTTCGATCTACTCCTACATAAGTTTCATCAGTGATACTTTTTGGATTATTGTAATTCAGCGTATTCACTTGTCATCATCCCCCTTTTTAAACTTTTGATATATACTCACACCCATATGAACTGCAGTCAACAAGGCGCAAACGGTAGCTGCGACCAAATGAATAGTATCCAAGGTGAAACTAAATACGGTTCCTAATACCCCTACTATATTATCTCGACTCATTAGTCATCAATGGCTTTTTCAACCACTGCTTTTCCTACTGAAACTAAATCTTTAGCACTTTTACTAGGAGATGTAGGCGACTTGCTTTTTTCCGCATAAACTGCATTTGGATCTTTGCTCGGGTCTTGCTGTTGCGTCTTGAACACTCGTTCCGTCACCGCTTCCTTTTTTTTTAAACTTTCGTACTGAGCTTGATCAATTTCAGATACTAGGTCTTTGTGTGCCTTGAGAATCTTTTTCGCATCGGCATCCTCATACATCCCGACACCCATCCAAAGAGACCCCACCTTAACTTTATCCATCTCGGCTTTATAGTCTTTTGATACGTCTTTAAAAAATAAAAATTTCATATTATAAAAAAGCCCCAACCTTCCCACTAGGTCATCTTAGCGGGAAGGAGGGACCGTTTAAGATTAAGTTAGCTAATGTAAGTTGACCAAGAGCTAGTCGCTGCACCTACGTTGAAGTTTTCCACAATCAAGTGACGAGCTGGAACATCCATCATGGTAGTCCACTTAGTTGAACGGAGTGAGTACTCAGTTTCCTTGTGAGCCATACGACATTTGTAAGCTTCCATAACCTCAGGTTTTGGCCATTTGCGAGTAACGCTATTTGTACCAGCAATACCAATCTTAACATCACTCCAGTCAATGAACCACATGGAGCGCATTACTTTAGCATACTGCGTACTTAAATCTCCTGAAGAATCACCAAACACATTTTGTGTTGAACGACTTCCGTCTGATTTAACAGCCTTGTTACCATCATTACCAGCATATCCAGCACCATCAAAAAGCATTGATCCATGATTTACCATGTCATCAAAGTAAGGATCGTGGAATACAGCAAGCTGACATCCTACTTCGGGAAGATCGAACATTGAGTAATTAAACAACAAGATACCGTTATGAGTAATTTGCTGATTAATTTGAGCATTACGATCTAAGCCCCATCCATAGCGTCCTTGGTAGTACTTATTAAATACTTCAAAAAGCTTATTGTAGGTAAAGCGATCGGTCATCACATCAACCACACTAACATTAGAACCATCTTGCTCGCGGTTTCTCTTTAGGTAGTAGATGTCAGACTGAAGATCCTCAATAGTGTAAACACCACCAGATTTAGATTTAACACGATTTGATTCTGCCAATAATGCTTTAATACCAAGAGCATTTGATTTATACTCAAGAGTACATGAAGAATCTTCAGGATCAGTAACTGCAGGCAACTGCATATACTTCTCAGGAGTTTGATTCTCATTAATCGGCTGGTTGAACCAAGTAGAACGCATCCATTGATCTTGGCTAGCTTGAGCTGCAATCTTGTTTTGCTCGGACAAAGGAGTGTAAACCATAGATTTAAGGTAGCTATTTACCTCACCGTTCATGATTTTTCCAAGTGTCTCACGATAAGACTGATCAATAGTCCGTGACTCACGAGTTGTTTGCAACCAATTGACGATCAATTTAACACTAAGATCAGTTGGTTGGTTTTTACACCATGCCTCAAAGTCATTAACATTATTAGCAATTGTTTGTACAACACCATATGTTGGTTGATATTGAGCAGCTAATGCGGCTTGAGTTGCATCTACTGGAGTTGTTCCGAGCCATGCGGCACTAGAAGCATAAGAAGATTTAATCTGCTTACCAACAGGACGAAGTGTTACCTTTGCTTTTGAAATGTCACCAGCAGTTGCATTTACTGCACCAATGATTTGGAACTGAACTTCGATAGGTTCATTTCCTGATCCGCTGTCCCACCAATTACATACTACAAATCCACCAGTTAAGAAATAACGCTCGATGTGATCAATTGGGGTTGTCCAATCAGATGCACCAAGATTAACAGTTACTTCCCAGTCAGATGGCCCCAAAGAATACCCTGAGTTTGAATCAATTGGAGAACTACCAGTTGCGGCAGTACCTGCTTCAACTGCAAAGTATCCACTATTAAGAACAGAGCGTTGACGGCGTTGAATATATGGAAGAATAATTGATTGCTCAGCAACATTTACCTTATTGATAAGAGGTTTAATGTTTTGAATTGAGCTGTTTAAAAGATCAACTAACCCGCGTTGACGAACGCCTAAAATACTTGCTTCTGCTGAGCTAGCAATAACTCTTGCTAGATCAATCTCCTTATTTGAGAGAGCTTCAAACTCTGCCGGAGTAAGACCCTTGATGGAAGCATTCGTAAGAGTACAGCCCGTTGAATCATCTACCTTGATGATACGAGCGACGTTTGCGGTTGTGAAGTTTGCTCCCGATTGATCTTTTACGAGAGAACTCGCACTAGAAGCACTCGGGGTTGGTAATGATGAATTTGTAGCCATATTATTATATTTTGTTTATTGTTATACGAAAATTCGTGTTACAAATAGATAATATCAAAAAAAATAGAAAAAATATGAAATGACGCAAAAAAATGCGTTTTTAGTAAAAAACCTAGCTTTGGGTGTAAGTTTTTGGTTTTCTAAAACTACAGTTTTTGAATCTACAAACCTAATGCACTCATCAATGCGTTTGTCTGTTTTGGAGCTTGCTTGCTTTCTACAGAACTACCCTGGCGAGGTGTAGCATTAACAACAGGTGGTTTCGTAACTTGTTTGGGTGCAATCTTTTGCTGTGGCTCTTTAGGTTCAGGATTAGCCGACTGTCTTACATAACCAGCTTTCTCAAGCATTTTCCTGTGGCTATCTAATTCACTTTTTACCTTATCACTATACCTAATTGCTAAAAGTTTGAGTACATCATTATCACTCCATGTATAATACTCTGATCTTTTTGATTCGGGAAGTTGGTAATATCTTTCCCTCCTCATGTAAAGCTTGCCTTCATTTTCAGTCTGCCCGCTTTTAATGAAGTTATCTTGCTCTGTTTGTATCCAATCATTTAAATATTTATGAACTTCATTACCAGAAATATCTATTTGTGTAGTTGGATCCATAAAGATCTCCGTTAACGTATCACTAAGCGATAAAAGTTCAGATGTATTTTTCTCTAAAATTTTATACTCCAATGGATTTGAGTCTGCAAAGTTTTTGATCGCGTCCCCACCTTCCACGAAGACATCATGAAACTCTTTTGGAATAACTGACTCTTGAGCAACTTTTCTAAACTGAGTTTTAGCTTGCTCTACTTTTGGTGCATACTCTTGCTTCTTTAACTGATTTTCCAGTTCCTCAATTCTATTGGATGTCCTTTTAGTAGCTCTTTTTTCAGCCTCTTCTAAAATCATTTCTCTATAAACCTTATCTTCATCCAATCTTGTAAATTTAGGTTTATTATTATTTACGAAATTCTTGTAATTTTCATCAGATGCGGGATCGTAATATTCATCCTCAGATGACTTTTTTTCTAAATACTCCTTATTCTTTTTTACAAAATCCTTAAATTTCTTCGAAGCTCCTTTGTAATCTCCACCTATTTTTTTGTCAGCATATAATATTTTTTCATATACTACTCTCTCTTCAGGTATAAGATCATTCATAAACTCTTCTTCATCGGAGTCTACTTTATACTCTACCTCTTCGGGCTGGGTGTACTCAGGTTGTTTTTTTACATCTTCGGGTATATCGGGATCTACAACCTTTCTTAACTTCTTCTTCTTTGGTTCAGCTTTTTGAGGCTCTTCTTTTTTCTCCTCTTCTTCGACTTCCTCAGTAGGCTCATCATTAGGTTCATCAAGAACTGCAACTGCTTCGTTTAAATCAACTGGTGGCCTGTATTGCTCCTTCTCCTCGACCTCTTCGGTTGCTTCTTCTGCAATATCAAAGAGTGTTTTATATAAAGCATTACCCTCAGATTCAGGCTTTGCTTTATCAGCTTCTTCTGCTTCTTTTTGTTGCTCTAATACTTCAGGATTTTCTTCTTCTTCGCTCATTGTAGTTGTACTTGTTGCTCAGGTGATGTCATGGGTTGTTGTTCAGGCTCCATTGGTGGAGCGCCAGGTGGTGGAGGTTGTTGACCCTGCGGTTGACCTCCTTGAATTTTTTGCACAATACCCTCAAGCATCTGTAAAACTGTCGGCCATTGCTCTCTAAGTTTCGTAATAAACTGCTCATTTCCAACATTTGCCATATCGTCTTGCTGATCCATTTCGTCGGTCTCTAGTTTTAGATCATGAGCTCCAGACATTCTGAATATTTCATTGAACATATTAAATACTCGTTCTTTCCCTAATGCCTTTGCCATGTCGGGAACCTGTAGCATTTGCATAACTAATTGACCTAAGACTTGAGCAGATTGAGTATCTCTAGCTCTTTCTGCCCCATCTCTTCCACTAAATAAGTATTCGTATATTAAATTATTTGGAGTCCCTATGACATTCCTTTTGGATGACATATCCTCACCCGATGTCTCAACCTCAAATCCAGCATCCCTGATAATAGATTCGGAATATCTTCCTTTTACGGGAACAACAAAAGAATCATTAGAGCATGTTACTAAATGCTCATATAATACTTTTTTCATGGCACATCTCATATCGTCTATACCCTCTGATATAAACGAATAGATAGCATTCGTGGTATTACTTATCTCCGCCACCTCTGTTGCTGATATTTCTCGCGGAGCGGGCTGTCCCAGCTCTTGTGGAGACAGGATCAGCAGTCGCTCAACGAGATTTAATAGTTGGAGAATCGCCTGGATCGACTGGTTGACCCCTGCGGAAAGTTCTTTTTGTACATCGACTACTTTAATAAAGTCATTATTGTTTATACCAAGGTCTGCTGCTTTTTGACCTGAGTAGAACAATGCCTTTGGTTTAGCATAGAATGTATCATCTGCTAAAGCTTCTTTTATGTAGTCTTTAACATCATCATCTAAAGCGTCTTGATCTATAGCAAATATCTTAAACATACTCATCTTCATCTGCTCTAGCATAGAATTAAGTATATTTGTTAGTTGATCCTGGTATGGCATGATTTCATGTGCGACTGATATATTCGCCATGCGATCATCATTCTCATTTATGCCACCATAAATAGCAGGTAACGATGGGAGATACTCTGCGTATAGAACGGTCTCATCACTTGCTACTGTAAATTTAAGCCAAACATCATGTGGATAATCCCCTAGTCCATCGCGCTTTGGATTAACCTTCATGCACATTTGAGTTACGAATAATCCCTTATCTAAATCTTCACCCGCATACATTCCGGTCTGAGCTACTCTTTCGTTTCTAAATGAGTATTGATCCGAAACTCTTGGGAATACTAAATCATCCCTAAAGTAATAACCGAAGAAATCTGCATATGTATTATAAAGAGTAGATAAGCTATTTGTGTAGCTAATTTTATCAGAGTTCCAAGTGGCTGCGTTACCATATATATCTGAGTATCTAACTATATCCCAATACCCAATCCAATCGGGTCCTTGATTATTATTAAGATCATGCAGAGGCTTTGCAGTATCTCTTATTAACCTAGTTGGGTGAGGTGTTGTGAAATGTACTCCCGCCCTTTCTGCGTAAGACTCCATATTTTCTTCACCAGTAAGATTGTCATTGGTGTACCTCCATTGAACATCTTCAGTCCATGATGTATCAGGAAATGCAACTGAATGACCATACATAAACATCTGTCTTATGATTTGCTCAAATTGATGCCTATAACCAAATTGCTCAGTCATCATTTCTACACGCTGAGACAAAACATCAGCCCGCAACTTATCAGTTAATGATGTACTTCTAGGTTCATACTTGAAATACGGGAATAGATTGCTGAATCTACTAGCCTGTGCCGCAACCCTACGAGTTACATAAGATCTAATAATATTAACAGAAACTTCATACAATCTAAGAGCATTAATACTGCGTAGATCTCCTTCGTCATCATACTCACAAAACTTATCTGCCATACCTAAGTCACTTAACTTATCGTGGCATTGCTCTATGGATATTTTACCTTGAGCGTACTGAAGAAGAGGAATTGTTGATTTATTTATGGGCAATGAGTCCCATGCCATATCAACAGACATATATAACTTAGCATGTTCCGCGCATGCACGAATGCCCTCAAGTATTCTCGATTGTATAATATCCTGGAAATACTCTCTAGTTTCGTAATCCTTAGTCGCTTTTTCCGCAGTAAATATTTC